CTGGTGAAATCGAAACAGCACTCTATGGCTATATGGCCACAGGCGTTTTGGTTGCTGGTGGAGTTAGACGCTTCAACCTAACCTAATCCCTAGGTTAAAATCGTGAGGGTGGTTCGCCCCTGTGCCACCCTCACCCCTAAGAAAGGAAAGAAATGCCAGTATTAGTGTCAGCAGCTGAACTAAGAGCTGTACTTGGTGTTTCTTCATCTTTATATAACGACGCTGCACTTGAAGCAATCATTGACACAGCAGAAGACGCTATTGGTGATTTTTTAACTCAATGGAAAGTTGACGTTGACGCACACAGATATGAAAGCGCAACAGTAGCAATAATTCATATAACAAGACCACACAAATTTTATGTAGGACAACAAATTACACATTCAGGTGTAGAAACAAGAATTAACGGAACAAAAACAGTTACAGTAATTGTGGATTCATATACTTACAAAATTGGTGTAACAGGTGCAACAGCTCATCAAGATTTTAATGCAACTATTCCAAATGGAATTGCCGCAGCAAATGATTTAAGCCAATACAACAACGTTAAAGCAGTAGAAGAAGCCGTACTACAAATATCAATTGACGTATTTCAATCAAGACTAGCTGCAGGTGGCACACAACAAGCACTAGATTACACACCAGCACCATACAGAATGGGCAGAACACTTCTTTACAAAATCACAGGTTTAATCTCAAAATATATAGACTCCAATAGTCAAGTAGGTTAATCTATGGCCTTATCAGACCTTAGAAACACCTTAAAAACAGCAATAACCTCTGGAACAAACTACACCGCTTATGATCACGTACCAGAAATAATAATTCCACCAGCAGCCCTTATTCTGGCTTCTGACCCATACCTTGAACCAATGGTTATTGGCAATACAAAGAATTGGTACGTAAGACTTACTTTAGAAGTGGTCAGCACTACGTATTCAAATCCAAGCGCATTAAAAAACTTGGAAGATGATATAGAAACAATCTTGGCACTTATACCGACTTCTTGGGTTATACTGTCGGTATCTAGTCCGAGAATTAGGCAGACCAACAGTACTGATCTGTTAACTGCTGAAATCCAACTACAAACAGCCTACACAGGCTAAGGAAGGCAACAATGGCAACAACAATCTTAAGTGGTCGTTCACTTGTTTTGACTATTGCAACTAAAGATTATTCAGATCAAATCTTGACCGCAAACTTAACAATTTCAACAGATCGTTTAACTTTTGACACTATCGCAGGACGCGCTTACAAGTACATTGACAACAATGCAACTTTGGATCTTGAATTCCTAAACGATATTGGCGAAACAGACTCATTGACTAAAGCTCTTTGGGACGCAACTGAATCAGCACCAGACACAGTTCTAGCTGCTGTTTTGACTGCAAAAACTGGCAAGACATTTACTTTCAACGTGCTACCTTCTTGGCCAAGCCAAGGTGGAACAGGTTCAGATGCTCAAAAGGTTTCTGTATCTTTGCAAGTTGTTGGTTCAATTACCGAGTCATTATAAACAAAGAACAGGGGCACACAAATGCTTAAATTACAAATCGCTTGGACTTTAGATACAGGAGAAGTATATGAAGAATGGACAATCCCATTTGAACTTGCTCTCGCTGAAAAAGAAATCTATAACGGCAAACCAATTACAACAGCTCTTAGAGATGCTGAAAGCCCAAGTAATAATCTTCTTTTATTCTTGGCGCACAAAATCCAAAAACGAATCACACAAAAACCAGTCGCTCCTTTTGATGTCTGGGCTAATAAGGTTGTCGACGTCCAATTCAAGGATCTTGACCACCCAAAAGTTACGGGGCAGGCTCAATAGGCTGGATAGCAGTTCAACTAGCTATAGAAACTGGAATACCTGCCCGAACTTGGTTAGAAGAAGATTCTTCAATTTTTTCTACGGCAGTCGAGATTTTGGTGGAACGCAATAATGGCTAAATCAATTAGTCTTGTTCCAGTAGATAAAGATTATCGTGCTTTGCTTCGTACTTTTAGTAAAATGGACGATATTGCAAAAAATGATATGAAACAAATTGCAAAAGATTTGGCTGAACGTGGTGCTGCTTATGCTCAAGGTTCTGCTTCACGCGCACCATATAATCCAAAACAAGCTGTGGCCGTTGCTGAATCTATTAAGGTTTCTAAATCTGATAAAGCACCAAGTTTTAGTATTGGTGGATCACGTAAAGTTGGCTCTAGTGCTTTTACTGCTGGATATGTGATAATGGGTAATGAATTTGGTTCTAAACAGTACAAACAGTTTCCCAAACGTTCACCTCAAGGTGGAAAAAAGGGTTGGTGGTTGTATCAGGCTATGTCCAGATTTCAACCAACAATATCTAAAGAATGGCTTGAAGGATTTGAAAAAGTTAAAGACGCTTGGATTGGAAGATTGTAATGGCTGATATTAGAACACTTAAACTTGCTTTACTTGCTGACACAAAAGATTTTATTGCAGGTTTAGATAAAGCAGATAGTGAAACACGTTCATTTTCAGATAAACTAGGCGGAGCATTAAAAACTGGCGCATTAGCCTTTGCAGCCCTTGGCGCTGCTGCTGGTGCTGCTGCAATAACAATTGGCGTTCAAGCTGTTAAAGCTGCAATTGAAGATGAAAAAGCACAACTTACTCTTGCTAAAACTTTAGAAAACACAACCAAAGCAACTAAAGACCAAATTAAAAGTGTAGAAGAATACATAACTAAAACCTCTTTGGCTAAAGGTGTGACAGACGATCAATTACGTCCAAGCCTTGACAGACTTGTTAGATCAACAGGCGATATAACCAAAGCACAAAAATTACAAGCTCTTGCCCTTGATATATCTGCTGGAACAGGAAAAGACCTTGCATCAGTTTCAGAAGCACTTGGAAAAGCCTACGACGGAAACCTAGGTGCATTAAAACGTTTAGGAGTTCCATTAGATGATTCAATAGTAAAATCAAAAGACTTTGCTAAAGCCCAAGACGCCTTATCTAAGCAATTTGCTGGTCAATCAGATGTAGCAGCTAACTCATTTTCAGGAAGAATGGAAAGAGTCAAAATAGCAATAGATGAAGCCAAAGAATCTATAGGTGCGGCTTTACTTCCAATACTTGAAAAACTATTAGGGTTCATTACAGAAAAGGCTCTACCTTTTTTGAACAATTTTGTAGAAGGATTTGAAAACGTAACCAAATCGGTAAACATTGATTTGGGTGGGGCTTTAGAATACCTTCAAAAAATTTTTACACCAATCTTTAATGGAATACAACAAGCATTTGGAACAGTATCAGATGCAATAGAACGCAATAGAGAAAAACTACAACCATTATTTGACCTATTCAAAGGAATAGCACAATTCACAAAAGACGTTTTAATCCCAGTAATAGCCATAGGTTTAGGCGAGGCTTTCAAAATAATTGGTTCAGTCATAGGTGGCATTATTGACGTCATAGCTTTAATGGTAGATGCTATTTCAAAATCAATTCAAACAATTCAAGGATTTATAGACAAAATTCAAGAGGCAATAAATAAAGCTAATAGTATTCCAATTGTTGGTTCTTTTATTCCAGATTCATTAACAACAGACAAAAAGCCAACAGTTGTAAATAATAACTTTATTCTTAAAGGTGGCGTATCTGATCCTCAAGGATATGCACGTCAAATAACAAAAATACAAACCACTGCTAAATTAACTTCGGGTCTTAGTGGTCTTCGTTAAAAATGACCATATTTACACCGACTCACAAAGTAACAATTGCTGGAGTCGAATACACTAACGAGATTTTAAGCGGTGGGACAATTACCGCTGGTCGAGTGGACATATTTGACCAAACACAACCTTCATATTGCAATCTTGAATTAGTTAACCTTTCAGGTACTAGCCCAACAGTTAATTTGCTTGATTCTGTTGTCATTGAAACAAAGAACACGGCAGGAACGTTTGTTAAATTATTTACTGGTGAGGTTTCAAGTGTTTCTAATACTTTGTCTGGTGCTGGTGCTGGTGGAACTTTTGCTAATGTTTTACAAATTCAAGCTCAAGGTGCTTTAGGTGCTTTAGTTAAAAGATTTGCTGGTTCTGTTTCTTACCCAATTGAACTTGATGGCGCAAGAATTACCAGAATACTTCAGGAAACACTTTATACAGCTTGGGAAGATTTAAGCACAACTTACAAATGGACAGACGTTGCAATAACTGATACTTGGGCTACTTATGGTGTTCAAGGCATAGACACAATTGATGCTGGACGTTACACAGTACTAGCCAGAAGCGCTAGTTCAGAAAATGCTTTTGATTTGGTTAACACAACTTCTGATTCAGGTCTTGGATATATGTATGAGACAACGGCAGGCAATATTGGTTACGCTGACGCTGAACGTAGAACAAATAATTACGGATCTAATCTAATTCCTTTAGATTCCTCAGTTGTATCTTCAGATGGAATTCAGACAAGATTACAGACAGCAGATATTGTTAACAGCGTTGTAGTTCAATATGGTGAGCCTACAGCTGAAGTTGAAGCTATAGATGACACAAGTGTTAACCTTTATGGTCTTATCCAACAGGTCAATTCGACGATTCTTTCAGATGCAACACAAGCGACAAATCAGGCAACACGATTTGTAGCTCTTAGAGGCATTCCTAAAACAGGTTTTGATTCTTTAAGCCTTGATCTAGCCAACCCTAACCTTGATGACACAACAAGAAATTCTTTACTGGGCGTAACTATGGATAAAGCATTGTTTGTCAGCTCATTACCAGTTGGCTTATTCCCAACAGGTGAATTTGAAGGCTTTGTTGAAGGCTGGACTTGGACACTTGGTAAAAACTCGCTAGATCTGCAAATGCTTGTAAGTAACAAAATTTACTCAACAGTTGATGTACAATGGGAAGACTACTCAGCTACAACTCAATGGCAAAACCTTAATAGTGTCTTGACTTGGGCTGACTTAGCGATAGGATAGGAAAATGCCTACAACTACCAAAATGGGTATTGTTTACCCAAGTTCCACAGATCTTGTTAAAGATGGCGCTACAGCTATGGGCACTATTTCTACAACAGTTGATGCTAAATCAGGTTTAGTTTTATTAGAAACTCAAACTTTTTCAGCTGTCAGTGCAGTAAATTTTACTTCTAAATTTAGTTCAAATTTTGATAATTACATTGCTGAAATAAATTGTACATTTAGTGCTTCCTTGGACATTTACGCTCGTTTAAGAAGTGGTTCAACTGATGCATCAGGTTCTGATTATGTAACTCAAGGAGTTGGAAGTAATTCTACTTCTGTTAGTGCTGGCAGAACAACTACTACTTATTGGTTTTGTAATTTTATTGCAACAGGTACAGAGTTTAGTCAAACTTGGAAATTATTTAATCCTTTTAAGGCTTCGGTTACAAATGTAATTTCTAATTCTTATTCTTCAACAGGTGCAACTGTGGCGCAAAATGCTTGTGTTCAAAGACATAATTTAACAACTTCTTATGACGGCATAACATTTTATCCAGGTGGCGCTGGAACAATGACAGGTGTAATTTCTTTGTATGGGATAAATAAATAATGGCTAAAGACAAAATTTACATTCAAGATAACAATGAAATAACAGAATTAACAGGCAAAGAAAAAGATGATTTTATTGCTGAACGCAAAACAGATGAATTAGAATCTAAAGCACGTTTTAATGAACTTGATTCACAAAAAGCATTAAAGGTTTCTGCTTACAAAAAACTTGGTTTGACTGAAGAAGAAATAAACGCAATACTATGAACAATTTGAAAGCAATAGCATTATCTTACAGCAGAGCATTTCTTGCATCAGTCATAGCCTGTTACCTTGCAGGTGTTACAGATCCAAAAATGTTATTAGCAGCAGGGCTAGCTGCAGTACTTCCACCATTACTTCGTTGGTTAAATCCACAAGACGGCACTTTTGGCTACGTTAAGGTCAAAGACAACAACGAGCACTAATGATAGGTCGTCAA